ATGTATCAAATTTTCCTGTGATGTCTAAGAGGCGACCAACTTCGATACCAGTAATCTTAGAAACGCGCTGAAGATCTTTAAAGACCCTTACACCATCCTTTCCAAATTTGGCCAAAGAGCCGCCGGCAGCTTTAAAGTCAGCCATCATCTTTTGTGGTGCTACGCCAATAGATTGCGCATAGGTAACCATGCCGGTGGCCGCTTTGGACGCGTCCACCCCTGACAATCCCATTGCCTTGGTCATATTCTGGATTGCGCCGGCTGCGGCCGCGTTGGATACTCCAAATTCACCAAGCACAGCTACCGTTTTTGCTATCTCGCCGCGGGCTTTGGGGGAAATCATCGTAAAATCAGTATAGGAATTAAAAAGGGCAGTTGCGGCGCCGCTGGCTTCTTGCATGCTGACGCCGGCCAACCGTGTTGATTCATAAACCCCCGTAACTTCGCGCGCAAAGCTCGCAGACGCGCCGGTGGTCTTTCGGAACTTGGACTCCATCTCATCCGCCGCGAAGGCTAGCCCGATTACAGCATCAATAAAGCCTAAAATAGTATCCGTGGCAAATGTTTTAACAAAGGCTGTCATCGCTGGGATGCCGCCCTTTACGGCATCCGTTAATTTAAGAAAATGTGAGGTAGATAGAAGGGTGTTGTTGGCGTACTCGCTAGCCCAGATGCCGGCGGGCGAAAGTGCTGTAGCTAAATCTTGCGCAGCTTTAACAGATTGCTCAAGAGAAACGTGGGTAGCCTCAATTTGCTTCGCTACTAGCTCTGCTTCTTCCTTCTGTCTCTCCAGGTTTTTGATCTGTTGCAGTGACTGCTTAGAGACATTCCCTGAAAGTTTGGCCTTCTTTTGAAGAATCTCGACTTGCTTACCAAGAACGTTGGCTTCTTGTTGTGCTTTGAGAAATGCGCCTTCTTTAGACTTGGCTGTCTTCTCATACATCGCCAACAGCTTTTCTTCGGCGGCTAACTGTTGATGGAGTACCTCAAGACTACCTTTACCGGATTTCTTCGCCACAGCCTATTCTCCTCTCGTCTCTTTTAAATAGTTTACTATCAAAAAAGATAAAGCTTAGCCACCCTTATCACCACCACCAAATGTTTGCATTGCCGCCATATTAGGCGGAAGGGCAGGCTGGTTGTGGCTGCTTAGAGTTTGGGTACTCGATCCGCCCTGACCACGAGAGGCGCGTTCGCTCGCTTCTCGCTCATCCTCTAATTGGCGCAACAGCCGTTTAATAAACCACAATCGTAGTCCCACAGGAAGATTATAGGCTTCACTAAATGACCAGCCACCCGCATATTTTAGAAAGAAGAACTGTTCATACACGCTCTCCATGTAATCATCGGTCAGGCCAAAAAAAGTCCGCGTTGAGCGGAACCTCCATGTCTTCGGCATATTCACACTCGGTGCAAGCAAAGTGTTGGGACAAATCAACATTGGGGGCAGCCAGTCGGTAAGCATGCCGAAGATGACGCGCATCCATGGTAGGAATGTTGGCAATTAAATAATTGATCGCATCTGCAGATGAATCATCGTTCACGGCCACCACCATATTAAAGAGCGAGCGCGTAACTGCACGTTCGTGCACCTTTTGCTTGCGATCTTTTTCCATGCCGGCTACTAATGCCTTCTCATCCTTGCCGGTCATCAACTTAAAGGTTACTGTAAGTTGTGTACGCGGCAGCGTAACATTAAAGGTACCATCTTGATTATTTGCCACTTCCAAATCGGCAGCGTCGCCGCCGGCATAAATGCTGGCTGTTTGTAAATCAAAAGTATGCTCTACCATAGTAGCACACTGGGGGCATGTCACCTTGGTTGGGTACTGACTACCATAGCCTGAGATTCGGGTGGCAATAATAACTGCGTTCCGGTCTCCAACTAGTAAGGAGTCTGGGTCGATGCGCTTATCTACAATAATATTTGCGATTACACGATCAATTGCTACACCCTTCTTAAGAAGAGTGCGCGATGTGAGGATATCTTCCTCTTTGGCCGTCATTTGCCGAATTTCAATGCTATCAGCACCACAAAGAGGGTGACCCTCTCCGTAGAATTTGCCTTCTGACGGGAGTTCTACAAACTCGGTCGGAATGACGAAAGAAAACCCACTGGAATCCCCTGCAGCTTGTGCTTGCATAACGGGGAGCGGTGGGTTTGTATCGGGTTGTTGAACGCCTCCTAGGCGATCCTTATTTCTAGACAATATACACCTCTATTTTATCTATACAACGAAGAATTCGTTACCACCACCAGCGATTGCCACTGATGAGTTGGCCGTCTCTACTCTCGCCCAATCGTATTTGAGAGTCACAGACATTTCAATTAAGTCATCTTCTCCGTATGCCAAATCGCCGTACTTAACTTCTGTAATAAAAGCGTTCCATAAGGTCCAAGTGTCTACTGGGGCGCCTTGTGCATCGATTTGCGTAATAATTACTGCTCCGAGTGCTCCGGCGGCCTTTGCCTTTGACATTGTCGTTAGAGACGTCGAATTGGTTGGCGGAGAATATCCTGATTGTACCACAATGTCTGAAAGAGTTGCAGTCATATCTGGATTAACAGGATCAACAAGAGTAAGAGTAATATCCTGCCACGTTACGTTGCCCGGATAGAAAAACGTGTGGTTGAGATACTTGTGCTCGGCCGCGTTAATTTGAAAGCTCGGCTTTGTAACTGTTTTGGCATACCACATAGCGGCGCCTCCAGTAGCGCCGGCATCAATACCTTGAAACTCTACGCTAAATCTAAACTTACGCTTAGGATCTTTAAGTTGTGAATTCTCACCAAAATTTTCTGACCAAAATGGCATTTGTTAGGTACTCCTGTTGTTGCTCTATTTTTAATTAGTATAGTTCGGGGAAAAACCCCTATATCTTTTAGTCGTCGAAGGACGCTCCCGTGGACATGATAACAAAGTCAATTGCGATGTATTCGATGGCGCGCGCAGGTTTGATCATAATCTTCGCATATAGAATGTTCTGATCAATTAAGTCGGGCGTCGTCGTGGATTCATCTAAGACTAACTTATAATCTGTAATTCCAAAACTGGTTTTAACGTTAGCTAAGAAGGGCTCAACTAACGACTTGAATCGGTTCCACGTGGCTTGCACATTCTGTTCGAAAAGAATTTGTGTTGAGAGGATAGAAATCTGCTTCTTCAAGTAGATTACCAGTCTCCGTACATTAATTCTATCCAGCGCCGATCTCTTCTCCTGTAAGGTCTTCTGACCAAATACCACAATACCTGTGGAAGGGAAGGAAGCGATGGGGTTAATGGCTGCTTCGTATAAATCGTCTCGCTCGTCGGGAGATAGCTTCTCGGTCACCCCACTAATGGGAATGCCGGCGGCGCCCTTAGTAAGAGAGCCGCGGTTAAAGCCGGCTGGAGCAAACCAAATCTTGGACTTGCTTTCTGAACTGGCGAGAACGCCCATCATGGCTACAGTGGGTGGCACCCAGAACTGCTGTCCGGTAGCCTCGTCCGTCGTTTGAACCCACGGATAGAAGGTGCAACCGTAACTAGAGTCGATTCGGCGATCTTTCACTGCGATGGCTGCCTGCACGGGGGTGGTACCAATACGGGCCTGCTTGGTGCTCTTGTAAGCCTCATGAGGCGGGATGTAAACATTGGGAAGATCAATGAGGGCCAACGCGTCGGCACGATCTTCGCATACATTAACCATATGAGTGGTCAAACTGGCCAGCGTAAGACCCGGGGCACTCAAAAGATTCACGTCCACTGCTTCCGGATCGGATACAGTGTCGATAGCCCTCTTCCATGTATAAAAGGCATAATTATTGGTGTTTGTACTGGATGCATTCATCCCATCATTATACATGGGATCGGGCTTCGTAATGTCAAAGCCATCAAAGCCGCCCCAGAAAGGCGCAGTAAACTTGTTATACTCTGCATCTAGAATGTCTCGGTAAGAGCCTGAAGTGTATGATCTTGACTTCTCATCTCCTCGTGTGGTCTCCGAAGCACGAGACCCGGAAAGATAATAGAAGAAGTTGCTTGATCCACTTTGAACTACATCGTCCAAAGAGAACATATAGCCCCAGCGATCAATTCCACCGCCCGGCGTGGAGGTTGTGGGGTCCGCAGGAATGTTCGTGTCCCACAGTCGGAGGGGTTCGAATGCACTCCGATCAGATCGGGTGCTTGTGCGCGTTCGTGTGGTGCTAAATCCAAAATATGCATTGGTGGGGTCGCTTAAGCCGCCGTCAGATGCTGACAACCGCAGTCGGTCTCGGGGAAACAGCAGCGATGCTGTAATCCACGATCCATATCGGCCATCATTGTCGGGGCCGGGCCAGTCGCCGCCGTGGGCCGCGTTGTTGGTCTGGTCGCCACCACCAGAAACTATTAGCTGGCATCGATAGCTGCCGCCGGCGGTACCCAAAGCTTGTAGGCCAGATCGTGCGTATGAACCAGACTCCTTGCCCAAAGCAGTATAGGAAGGGCCGCTGGTGCCGCTTAAGTCAGTAAACTTGGGCGGCCCAAAATAGCCAAATGGTAGGAAAGTCGGGTCTGTGGCACCCGCTTCGACGTCGGCGTTCATTTC